TCGGCAAAATATGATTGTCATATAATAACAGTAATACATAGTAATTATGGAAGCGACAAGCCGACAGGACATTTAGGTAGCTTCTTAGAGAAAAAGACAGAAAACCAAATACAACTGGAAATAAACACGGTTAATAAAGAATGGATTACAGTAAGCTGCAAACGTTCTAGGGGTTACGCTTTTGAAACGTTTAGTTTTAGCATTAATGAGTTTGGATTACCTTTTGTAGTTGGCGAAATATATGACCCATTAGAATACTTTGTCCCCAGAACATTAACACCAAACAAACCAAACGAACAAATAAAAGCACCTTTTTAATTAAAAAAAATAAATGAAAATTCTTGAACTCGCATATAAAAAGCATCACGACTGGAACAATATCGTAAAGAGTTTTGGCTGCAACCCCTCAATGAGTGAGGACGTTGTTATGGAAATGTATATACAGCTTGACGCTGATGTGAAAAAAGGTTTAGACCTTTACTATAATGATGAAATAAATCACTATTATTGCTACAAGGTTTTAAGGGGAATTTATACGAATTTATACAAAGCTAGTTTAAGACAAAAGAAAGTTTATTTAGAAGATATAAACGAACTTAAAGAAATACAGGAAAGTGGTATAGATGAAATTGAATGGGCAAAGCAGCGAGACCATATAGACAATATATTAAGCGATATGTATTGGTATGATAAAAAGATATTTGAGATAGTCGCTAAGGGTGTAAGCGTTGCAGAACTAAGCAGAAACACAAAGATAAGTTATTACTCACTATACAATACATATATAAACGCAAAAAAACATATAAAAGAAAATTTATGAGACTAGGAGATTTATTTTACAATTTCACTTATTATACTGGTATTCATTGGCTAGTAGAAAAATGGAGTTTATTAACAGGAAAAGACTGTGGTTGTAAAGAGCGCAGAAAGGCGTGGAATGATATAGATTTAGATTTATGAGAATAGAAGACCAAGACGCTTGGGTTAACTTTAAAGCAAACGTCACAAGCAAACTAACCAAAGAACAGTACAGGCTTTTATGTACGCTTCACGCACGATACTTAAACCATCGCTACTACGAGCCTTGCAGCTGTAAACCAAAGACTTTGGTAATGTGGATAAAAGATTTAGATAATATATATAACAAAATTAAATGATAGAAAAAATACATAATTGGGAAAAGGCGGTTGTAACACTTTTAAATCTTGATGGGTGGAATTTAACCCATACAGGCAAAGGCAGCGAGAGTTGGGATGCAACAGGCACAACCCCAAAGGGTCAGGAATGTGTTATTGAAATGAAATTTAGAAAAACTTATTACGACACCAAAATATTAGAAAAATTTAAGCACGATAAACTAATTGAAACAGGAAAAGTTGCTCTTTACTTAGTAAACGACCCAAAAGGAAATTATATGTTTTGGTTAAATAATTTAAAAGAATTAAAGACTAAGGATATTTATTGTCCTGACACAACGCTATGGACTAAAAAGAAAGTTTTAAAGCCTTGTTATCTGTTGGAAGAAAAAGATGCTGCAATAATTAATCTAAATGAAGAAAATGAAACAGGGGTCTGGGATAGTTATTTTGATATAAAAGAAAAAATAAATAAAAAAAATAGTTAATTATTTGTTTATAACTAAAATAAAGTTGTATATTTGTACCAACAATAACAAACAAAACAAAACATTATGACAGCAATTATCTGGAAAGACGGAACTATTACTTACAAAAACAAAAAAGGAAAAATAGTAACTAAGAAAATAAAGTAAAAATAAGGGGGTGTAAAAGCCCCTATTAAAACAAACACTATGAAAACTACAAAAACAGGACTACACATCAAAACAAAAGGAAACCGTATTGAAGTATATACGCCTAAAGAATTAGAGGATTTAAACGCTTTAATAGAAGAAAACAAAAAACGAAATTTTAATATTTTAATTGGATTTTTAATTTTTGTAGCTTTTGTATCTGGTTATATATACGGAGCAAGATAATGACATTACTACAAAAACAATCATATAATCTCTGGTTTAATTGGATAGCCGACAAAACAATGGAATGGGCAAAGTCCAAGCCTGCAAATAAAGATTTAAAGAATTACATAAAAGGTCTTAATGAAATTGGTCAATACGTTAATCAATTAAATATAGAGAATAGCGTTTTAACAAAACGAATCGGTTTAATTAGACAGGGGAAAAACGAAGCAATCCAATCGCTTCAAAAAGAAATAGAAACATTAAAACAACAAATTAATACACAAGAATTATGAATTGGTTAGAAAGTTATATAGATGAACCAGACGCAAAAACAGAGTGCGCCTGTTGTAAAGAAGAAACAAACGGAGATTATTATTGTTCAGTTGAATGCTTTAATTTAGATATAGAATGATACTATTAGTTGATGCGGATAGTTTAATCTTTGCAGCTTGTTATAAAAAACGAGAGAACCCAGAAGATGATAAATACTATCAAGACATAGAAGATGCACAAGCTAAGTTTGATGAACAGTTTATGTATATAATAAACAAACTTGAGGATATGTACCCTGTTGAGAAAGTAATAACTTTTAGCGGAAGTAAGGGAAATTTTAGAAAGCTAATTACAAGCGACTACAAAGCCAATAGAAAAAAACAAGATTTACCGCCTTTATTAGACGAGATGCACCAATACGTAAAAGACCAATACGACAGCGTTTGGGGTTATGGAATTGAAACCGATGATATGGTTGCAAGATATTGGTTTGAACTGTCAAACGAAATAGGGCGTGATAATGTTATGATAGTAAGCATCGACAAAGACTATAAGCAATTTCCTTGCCTTATGTACAACTATCATTACAAGCATCAAAAGATTTTAGATATAAGCGAAGACGAAGCTTTATACAACTTTTACGAGCAAATGATAATCGGAGACACAGCCGACAACGTAAACTATTTTAAAGGCAAAGGTAAAAAGTTTGCTGAAAAATATTTAGCTGAATGTGATACAAAATATCAATACACAAAAAAGATGTACCAATTATTTAAACAAGAATACAAAGGCAAGGCAAGACAAAAATACGCAGAGTGCTATCACTTATTAAAACTTAGAACAAATGATTAGATTTGTATATGACTTAGATATAGTTATTGAAGCAATGGAGAACCAAGACTATAAAGACGCATTAGCAATGATTAAAGACATACAGGAAGATTTAAGAATAAAAGCATTATTATAAAACAAAAACAATGATAGCAAAAACATTAAGTAGATTAGGAATAGAAGTATGGAAGGATATACCAGAATATGAAGGCTTTTACCAAGTTAGTAATTTAGGAAACGTTAGGAGTTTAGATAGGATTGATGAGAGGGGGCGTAAATTAAAAGGAAAAATAATAAAAACACGTTTATTTTCCACAGGGTATTTTTTTGTTAATTTATGTAAAAACGGCAAGGTTAAAACAAAGGGTATTCATACCTTAGTAGCTTATGCTTTTCTTAATCATAAGCCTTGTGGAATGAAATTAGTAGTAAACCACATTGATATAAACCCTGAAAACAATAATTTGTATAATCTTGAAGTTGTAAGTCAAAGAGAAAATAGTAACAAAAAACACATTAAAAGTTCAAGTAATTATGTGGGGGTTTGTTGGGATAAAAATCGACAAAAATGGAGGTCAGCAATACAGATAAACGGTAAAGCAAAATATTTAGGATTATTTACAGATGAAAAAAAAGCAGCACAAGTATATCAAAACGAATTAAATAAAATAAAAGAAAAAGAAAAACTATGAGAGCAACTTATTTACATTACGAAAACGGCAAAGGCTATGACGTTATAGACTTTATAAAAGATTATGAGTTAAACTTCAATAGAGGAAATATAATTAAGTATATTTGCAGAAGCGGAAAAAAAGACGATGAGTTAAAAGACTTAGAAAAAGCAGCAGATTATTTAAGACGTGAAATAGAATACCTTAGGGAACAACAACAACAATGGATAGAAAAAAACAAATAGAATATTATAAACAAATGGAACAAAAAGAACTAGAACATCAAGAACAAGTAAGGGGAGTACAAGACGAACCAATAAACGACAGGCATTTAGCATATTTAAAATGCGTATTGATTAGCCAATTACTTCTGGAAGCAAACGATGATTTAAAAGGAAGCAAAGCATTTAAACAAAATGTAAAGCTACAAGTGAATAAAACATCAAAACTATTGGAGGGGATATACCAAGAAGGATTTAATACTGTTTACGTTAATAATCCTGAAATGTGTACCAATGTATTAAATAAAATAGATAGCTTAATGCACAACATTAAAACGGCTTCTATTGATGAGTTGGTAATGATTGAAGCACTTGTAAAACAATACAAAGAAAACAAAGACGAAATAAATAAAACACAAATAACTGAATTTACTAAATTAGATTAATATGTATATAAATATCGAAATAAAAAAAGCCGAAAGAAAAGACTATTTTAAATTTAATATTAACGGAGTTAAACTCGGGGAATGGGAGCGTTCAGAATTAAGACAATTAATTGAAACGATAGACAATAAAATATAGACAAAATGAAAACACCAAAACAAATAACACAACACGCAATAGACAATCCACACACAGAGGAATGTATAGGCTCTGACTGTTGTAATGCAGAACCAAGCCAATTAAGTGACAACCTTTGCAGCGGGTGTTTAGAACACGCAGAATTTAATTAAAACAAATATGAAATTAGAAAAATTAAAACAAGCAGTAGATAAAAAATTCAATTTAGATATATCAACCGATTCAAGACAACGAAATTTCACAGATGCTAAAAAAGTATTTTCAAAATTAGGTTATGAAAGCGGAGCGACATTTAGAGCAGTTGGAGAGGCAATAAACAGAAGTCACTGCAACGTATTACACCACGTTAATAGCGTTGGTACTATAAGCGTAGAATATAAAAAGAAACACGATGAAATAATAAGAGAACTAGATTTGGTATTTTCTAAACCTTTCTTCAACCTTGAACAAGAAAAAATAAAAAAAGAAATAAAGAACAAACAAACAAATAAAACAATAAAGGAAATACAAGACATTACAGACATTTTATCTGGATGGGATATAGAAACCGTTACAGAGTTTAAACAAACACGCTTAGACCCTTTTAACGCATCATTAAAGCATAGGGTAAAACCAAAGACTATAAAAGAAGTAAAAGGAGCGCTATTAAACAACCGAGTTAAAAACCCTGTATTATGTTAATCACAAACGAGGATAATATGAAACTAATGGCAAGGTATGAGGATAATTACTTTGACCTTGCAATAGTTGACCCACCTTATGGGATTGGCAATAAATTTAAAGGTGGTAAAACAGGCAAAATGAACTTTAATGAGATAGTCGATAAGGGGTGGGATATAAAGCCACCAACAAAAGAATATTTT